CCAATGTAAATCTTACCATTAATCAGATTAGTCGTTAAATAAATAAATCCGTATGGTTTCATATTATTGAAATTTTTACGGATTTATAACTGGGTAGAACTGCTTCTGTTATTCTTCATCAGTATTTACTGCAAGACTTTCCTTTAATCTCAAAAGGTCTTCCCTCCTACTTTTATTTATCTTATTATGAAGAATTTGTAAAAATTTATTATGAGAATAATATAAGTTGAATAATTCTCTGTTAGAAGACCAACTGAGTTTACCTCCCATAAAAGAAACTTTTTTAGCCCCCTCTTTTTTCAAAATACCTTGCTCCAAAGCGTAATCAATATCTTCCTGAGAAAGTATAATTCCGTAACCTAAAAGGATGCGAATATCAGTCTTTTGCCTACTACCAAAGTCATTCTTGACTACCTTGACTTCCGTAATCTGAGCAACCTCGACATCGTCTATCTTTTCATGTCCTTTCAAATTCATGGATAATCTAACAGTGGGCATCAAAGAGACCCACTCACCTCCCGTACTTTTACGAGTAGTTATACCCATATTGCTTTGCTCATACTGATGATTCAATATGACGAAATGAATAATATGATTATACATCTCAGCCATAATACTTTTTGCAAAGCGTTTCGCTTCTTTAGCAAAAGCCATCATCTTCGCTTCCTTCAACTCTATATCCTCAACCTCGTTTCCCTTTTGCAAAGCCTTTTCCATACGAGACGTATTTTCGTCCATGGCATCAAGTTCACTTTTTGACAAAGTTGCTCCAAGGCTATCCCAAAGGAAGAAGAATTTAGGTTTAATTTTTTCTTCGGCTGCTATCTCATCTGTATCCATGATAAGTTTCTTAACCTGCATAAACATTGCTTCGACATACTTAATCTTAACAATGATAATGCGATTAACTGGCAAACCTAACTGAAGAGCGTAATCCTTATTATCACGATTTTCGCTTGACAAAATAACGGCAATACCATCTTCCGGATTTTCCTTCAAAAAGTATTTCATCGCCATTAAACCAAGCGTTGTTTTTCCTGAACGCGATTTACCAGCAATTTCAGTTATACCCGTAGGCAAACCAAATGTTCTTAGATTGTAATCAAGCGTAGGACTTCCGGTATGGCACCAAGATTTCATTGCCTTAAATCCATCTTTGTCTGAAAACTTGATTACATCTTCGCTATTAAAGCGTTGAACGATTTTATCAACAATACTACTCATATTCATTCAATTTTATTTTGTTAAAAAAGGCGGCAGCTCCTTTTACAAAACTACCGCCCCTCGAACGTCTTTGGGGGATGACGTTTACTTTTTATTAGCCAATTTCTTTTTGATTTCGGCCAGCGAGAGTTTAGGAGTTTCCTCCTCTTCTTCATCTTCCTGCTCCTCGGCTTCCTCTTCGGTCTCCTCCTCTGATTCGGCTTCAGCAGCACGGATTGCTTCACGGATATCGTCATCGCTCATCGAAGTCTTGACCTTAATGTCCAACTCCTCTGACTTGATGTAGCGTTTGAGTTCGCTTCTATCCATATCGTCAAACTTGTCACCGTCTTCGGCTTCCTCTTCGCTCTCTTCTTCTTCCTCGGTCTCTTCCTCTTCCTCCTCAGGTTCGGGCTCAGGTTCAACTTTCTTCTTAGTAGTCTTTTTCTTTGCAGGCTTCTTCTCCTCGTCATCCGAGTTATCGCTATCGTACTGAGCCTTGATTTCCTCAACGTGCTCAAGCCAATCAGCGTCATCGAAAAGACCAATCTCATTGTCCTCATCGAAAATCTGAAGCGACTCCAGAGCCTTGTCAAAGTCACGCATACTGTAGCGAGGAAGAACCTCATTCAGCGGAGTCAGACTCATAAAGTACTCAATTTCCTCATCGGTCAGAGGACGCGCCTTGGGCTTGTTAGGGAAAGTAACCTCGTAGAAGTTCTCACCTTTTTTCTTGTTCGGGTTCTTGCGATACGTTGCAAGGATAGGCAGACCCTCGTCTGGGTCGGTGAATGGGTCAACCTCGATAGGCTCATCATCGCCCTCATTGAAGGCAAGTTTATTCAAGCCGTCGCGAACCATTTTCTTGAACTCCCAGAGTTTAGCACGCATCATCTCGTCACCAACAACTTGGTCAGCGTAACACAGCCAAGTGTACGAGGGATTGAGAGAATTCGACTTGGGACCAGTACCGACGAGAGCATCAAGTTTATCTGTGTCATTGCCAATCTTGGCCTTCGCATACTTAACATACTCCTCAACGATGTCGAACTTGGTACCACCGTGAACCTTGGAGTCAAGAACCCAAGTACGACCAGGGTCGCCATCTTGCTTAACGCAAGGAAGCCAATAGCACTTCTTAGCGATGTAGAAGTTGTCAATACCAGGATGTGCGGGGAAGATACGAATTTTCAGCGTTTTGCCGTCTTCCAGATTAAGGTATTCTCCTGATTGAACACCTACCATTGCATCGTCTTCGTCAATAGCCTTACGCAGTTTCTTAACCGACGTAGCCTTGAGTTGACTTCTCAAATCATTTGTTTTTGCCATTTTCTTAACTATTTTAATGAAATTGTTCTATGTTTCTATAAACGCTGTTACTTTTTCGTAGCGTATCTTAATTTTGCCGCTTCAGATATTTTTCTTCTTGCCGCTTCAGATTTCACTTTATCAGTTTTTCTACTTTTTTTATTTGAACGCCATTCATAGTCATACGATTCATTTTGAAATCTTCTTCTTCTACTATCTCGCTACTCTTATACAAAATATTTATTTTACTACTTTTATCGCGAATAGACCAAAATACCGAATTGATGTAATCGCGAGTCTTTTGGTCTTTAATCAATTTATCTCGCATGCTCTTATAAACAGCCGTTTTTACAAAAGCATTATTTAACATCTCAACGGTTGGGTTCTTACCTCCGTTCTCTTCAGCCAATTCTACACGTAAACGTTCCTTGGTCTTTGCTTCAAGAACCTCCATATTGAGTTTTGTTTCACTGAGTTTTGACTCCGCTTCGGCTAACATCATACCAAAGCGGTTTACAATAACAGGAAACGTAACAATTTCTCCGAGAAGATTTGAATAGTCAATTTTCAACAACTCGTCAATATCGACCTCATCATCAAACTCATCAAAATGCAATTTGTACGTTTCCGAACCGATTTGAATTACTTTTTGCATAATTGTACTATTTGATTTGTTATATCTTGTCTATGACCTATCTTCAAGTCAACGAAATATTGGGCTAACTTTTCTGAAGCGTGAACACTCATCCCCTCAGCAGCGTGATTATAGTTACAAAACATAAATTCTGGTTTAGCACCTATGTAATCCGCTATCCGGATAACCGTCGCTGCTTCATGAATAAATCTTGTAGAACCAAAAAATATGGCTATCTTATCATTATTGTCCTGACGGTTCAACTTACGCTTAACATCAAGTTCACAGTATTTTGCCCAAATATCCTGACCGAACATTTGTTTCATAGTTTCACCAACCCCTATTAACATATCACGTCCAGTAGGAGCAGTGGTACTATCCATTTCAAAACAATTCAAACGATTTGCTGCATTTTTCCATTGCAAATAACGCTCATCAAGATTAGATATCTCATGCTGCTCACCGTATATTGCTCCAGCAACAACGGCTCTTATACCATCGCTGAAATCTGTTTCAATAACGGTGTAACCGCTTTTAAGATACAAATCCTTATATTCGGCTAACGCGGTATCTTTACCACCACCCTTGGGACCAACGAAAGCAAATACTTTATTCATGATTCAACACCGACTTGGTTTGCTCGACGAGTTTCTTTTCTTCATCTAAACGAGCGTCAATAGTTTTAAGCAAAGACTCTGCCCTTTGAACTCGCTCAACGATTATCTTTTTCAAGCGTTGCATTCTGAGATAAAGAATAGCCGATATCAACAAAGCAACTAATCCGATTATAAACATTGTCATAATAGTTAGTATTTTATTTCAACCTTTTGATTAAACTTTGAGAACAGCATATCCTTAACATTTTCCGCTGCCTTCTCAAGACTCTTTAAGCAATACTCGTAATATCCCATCATAGAGTTATTCCCCATTGCTATCTCGCGTTTAATAAAGTTACACATAGCAAGCCAGTCGCAAAACTTTACAAAAATCTTCACTTCCTTATCCGGACTAACTATGTTACACATCATCATATAAGAAGCGGTATTCTCATCACCGCTGAATTCCTTCTTAACGGTATATTGAACGTATTCGTCAAGAGCCTTGCGTATTTCTTCGCCATTATGCTCATTATACTTTGTTTCATGAGAAATATCGCGGGAAATAAATATCTCATCCCAGTCGTGCAATAAAGCATAGGTAACAACATCGACCTTAAACTTCATCACCTCCGGAATTTCAGAATTACCAAAGATATCCTCAAGCAAAGTTCTGGCAAATAACGCTACTTTATAGGAATGTTGAGCAACGCTCTCATGGTTTATAACCAATTTATCTTCCCATTGCGTTATCCTATCTAACTTATTCAGATATGCTGAATCAACGATTTTTTGTAACATATACGATTTTATTTAACGATTTCTGCGTTCATCATAACGAGTCGCCTCACTCTTCTGTCCTGATAATACATATAACTTTGTATGAGCATCACTGTAGAGTTTCTTCTCGTTCTTAAACTTGTCTTTTTTAACTACTCCGCACACCGCAACGGTCATACCCTTTAATTGGTCAACTGGCTCCGGCAAATCTTCATACGCATCATTCCAAAGTAACATAGGGATAATAGTATTATTGCAATCAATTTGAATAGTGCAAATCTTACCAGTCCGCGTATCCTTTTCTTGATAATATATCAACTTTCCGGCAACAGTTGCTACCGTACCCTCTTTAGCATCCAAAAACTCTTGGTCGGTGAGATAATATTTAGCAACACGCTTACTCGGTATCGCTTCTCGTATCATTGTTTCATAATCTACCTCACCAAAACCAGTTAATCGTTTTTGTTCAATAATCCAAAAAGCATTTGATTGAGCATCTGCGGTGTTATATTCATCAGGAAGAGTATCATTCTTCATTTCGAGAAAACGTTCTAATAGACCCTTGCGTTCTCGAGGATTGTTAATGCCTTCTACAAGGTCAAAAGCACCGCTAATGATTAACGCCTTAACGACAGTCTTATTCACCTTGCTCGGCACACGGCTCAAAAACTCATCTAATGAATAAAACTGACCACCCTCTTTACGTGTATCAATGATTGCTTTTGCAGCGACTTCGCCAATACCTTTAATTTTATTTACACTGAAGAAGATACGTTGTTCTTTAACATCGCATGTAAAGTTAATGTCTGAAAAGTTAATATCAGGAGGACGTATCTCAATTTCAACTCCCGTCTTTTTCAATTCCGCTAAACGATACGGAACCTCACTTTCCTTGGCAAATTGTAATGATGTTGTCCAAAATTCAAGCGGATAATGAACTTTTAACCATTGACACCAATAACTCATAACCGTATAAGCAGCGGCATGTGATTTATTGAAACCATAACCTGAGAAGGCAAGCAATTTATTCCAAACCTTATCAGCGTAATCACTTGGGTCTTTTACACCGTGTTCCTCAAGAATTTTGATATATCCTGCTTTGAATTTCTCACCAAACGAACCCAGAGTTTTAGCATCCTTTTTCTTAATTGTTGTACGGAGCGTATCTGATTCAACTTTGGTTAATCCTGCTACAACAACCGCTTTCATGATTTGTTCCTGATACACGTAGAGGCCATACGTGGGAGACGTAACCTCTTCCATCGCTATATCGTAAGTAGGTTTTTTCTTACCACTTTTAATATCAGCAAAATCTTGATGGGCGTTGATATCCATAGGACCAGGACGGAATAAAGCGGTCATAGCAATCAAATCCTCAAGACTATCTGGCTTAACCTGACGACAGTAATTCATAAGTCCCGTTGTTCCGAATTGGAAAACGTCTTCATTCCAACCACGACGGAAATACTTAAATACATCCGCTTCATCTAACGGTATCTTATTTACATCAATATCAACGCCACAATTCTTTTTTATCAATTGAAGCATTGAAGCGAATTTATCAAGTTGACTCAATCCAAGAATATCTTCCTTCAAAAATCCACTCTTATCAACGTACTTCCCCTCCCACTCACTAACTAACACACCGTCAATTTTCTTCACAGGCATCCATTCCCAAAGGTCTATTTTATGACCATCGCTGGCGTGTTTAGGAACGATAATAACGGCTGACGGGTGAACCGACTCTGCCTTTGGTTGCAATAAAGCATATTTGCACATATGTACAAGTTCCGGATTTTCCTGAACGAACTTGAATAATAACTTACTTTTACTCGCGTATTCAAATAAATCGCCCCAAGTGTACTCAATTTGGTCATCGATGTCTTTGGTGAGTTTATTTGTTAAATCAAAAGACAATCCCCTCACCTTACCAAAATCCTTTATACATGTCTTGAGTTTCATACGCGTGTACGTTCCTATGGAACAAGTATATGCGTAACCGTATTTCTCTTTAATGTATTCTTTGACAATATCGCGATACTCCGTTGGGAAGTCCTCATCAATATCGGGCATAGCATCGGCACTCTTTGCTCGCTCACCGCTTACACGCGTTTCATTCAAAAAACGCTCGAACATGAGGTCATACTTGAATGGGTCAATAGCGGTAATATTCAAACAATATGCTATCAAACTACCGCAAACGGAACCACGCCCAGGACCAGTATTGATACCGTTTTCGTGACACCAATTGATGATGTCCCAAAGTATCATAAAATAATCACACAGCCCATTAGGAACAATAATCTTACATTCAACTTCCAATTGCTTCATGTATTTTTCTTGTTCCTTTTTAGGTAAATGTCCAAAATGTTTCTTAAACCCCTTATCTAATTCCTGAAAGAAAAGACCCTCTACATCATCTACTTCAAATTTAGGTAACTTACGTTCTCCAGTGTTGATACGAAAATTGATAGACTCTGCTAATTTAGCAGCATTCTCCAAGCCTTTTATTATAACTTCAGATAACGGCTCAACGTCTTCTATCCATTCGTCGTACGCTGCTAATGTATCCTCAACGCTTTTGAAATACTGACTATCTGATTCAGCGGACGGTTTACCGTTTACCTTATTCAACAGAGATTTCAAACCACTTTCTTCTTTGTCAAGATAATACGAGTCATTGATTAGTATAGGTTGAATCAACTTACGATAGTTACATATATACTCATCAATATTTTCCAAATGACGCTTGAATAATTGTTGAGCGGTATATTCTACCGTGTCTATTTGATAATAAACCTTATCAAAGGTTTTCTTGTATCGTGCAATCAGTTTAACCGCTTCCTTGCGGTCTTTTATAATGTAATTGAAATAACTCTCCTTTGGTATAACACAACAAACACCCCTGCCTAATTTGAATAAAAGCGTATCTGGTACGAACTTGTCGTAATCAACGTTGATTGCCTTATTCATTAAAAGTATATTTTTCCAACCCTCATAATTCAACGCATATACTTTCAATTCAAAGACTTCTTGGTTCTCTTTATCTGGAGAGTAATTGAAAGCAACCGTAACCGTTTCACCGATTATCGACTTTATTCCTGCTTTTTCACACGCTGTTTGGAAAGACATAGTAGATGCAAGTGTATTTTTATCGCAAACACCTAACGCCTTCACACCCATGAATTTGGCTTTCTTTACCCAAAGTTCACAGGAACCGCTACCGTTCAACATTTCATACTCGGTGTGTACCCCTAAATGAGCAAAATCAATAACGCTCGGTTCAGAAGAGACGCCCAAATATTTGAAATCATTGAACTCAGGTTTATATATCAATTCATTGTAACGGTTCTTTTCCTGCTTTAATCCGGAATAATAGAATTTCCCTCCAAACTCAAACAATATGTAATTTACTTTCTTTTCATCAAGTAAATCAAACTCATCATCGGAAAGTATAAAGGAAAAATCTTCATCAATGATTTTACCGTCGTCTGCTTGAATGTATAAAAACGTACCAACGCCCTCGATAGTAATAATGTCGGAGCCGTCGATTTCAGACTCCGACACTACTAATCTATTTTCAGTTATCCAATTTTGTAATTGATGGGTCATAACGTACCTATAATTTCGTGTGTGTTATTACTTAATCTTGATGCGAAAAAGTTACAAGCGAGCATTGCTACATCCCAATCCTTTTCACACACTTCATAGATTTCAGCGATAAAACTTTCACGAACCGCATCTTTATCAACCCCATCTTCGGTGATTTTCTGCTTGTAGAGCACGTATATCCATAACAGATAATATACTTTGGTCAGGTATTTAGAAAACCTTGCTAATTGGGCAATCTCGTCTTCCACCGCTGCCTCACCGTGAGCAATACGCATAATGTTATCAATGATAATCTGAAGATGGTATTCTACCTCACGGAAACGGTTTACCGGAATATCGTGGGTGAAATTGAAATCAATAGGCATTTCACGAGCACCGACGCTATACAAACCGCGATTACCATTATCACGCTCATACTCCTCAAACATAGTGTTAGCAATATCGTTCCACTCATAGAGGTGCAGACTTTGAGAATTATGAGTTTGAGTACCTAATTCAACACCAAGGCAAGCAGCCATAATCTCAGTCAAGAAACTAAACTGAAATATATTAGTAGGTAAACCCCAATGCAAATCATTGCTTCGATTAGCAATAGTAGTAATCAATTTCCCATCTCTAATCTTCAACATCACCATATCGTTACACGGAATGTCTTTGGTTTTGAATCCCAAATCAAACGTTGGGTTCCAAATATTCATTACCACCTGACGAGTATTAGGATTTTCCTGGAACAGACGAATAGCATTAACAACTTGGTCATAACCCTTGTTGCAATAATCTCCTTCACACATATCCTCAGAACGCACTCCCCAATGACGCAAACGAAAACCATAAGGAGCGTGAAACACCGTACCGTCATCAGAGAATTTAGCCATATTCTTATTGAAGATAGTTAAGAACTCAACGTCCTTACGCCCCATCACTATCCACATTGCTTCTGCTAATAGGAAGAATACATTCATATCCCGACGATAACCGCCTACACAGCGACGATAGGGATTTGTAATATGCGTTTTGAAATCCAGGATTTCTTTAACCTTACCATCACGGCTATCCTGATACTCCTTATACTTCACCAAATAGTAATTCAATGAAGCGTACACCTGAGAAAAATTGTCGCAGCGTGCTATACCTAAATCTGGAATAACCACCGACTCTTTTTGTAAAATTTCTTGCAATTCCATATTGTTACGATTTAAGATTTACTATATTAAGTAACTATGTTACATAAAAAGAGGGAGCCCCAAAACGTCAAAGGCTCCCTCGGTGTAAGCAAACTATTTTGCGCGATGGGGATGCAATGAGTTCACTTACTTTTTCTTTGCGACCTTTTTGGCAGGTGCTTTCTTGGCAGGCTTCTCCTCAGGCTCGTCGTCCTCTTCCTCCTCGTCGTCATCCTCAGGCTCCGCTTTCTTTGCGGGTGCTTTCTTAGCAGCAGCCTTTTCAGCCGACTTCTTGTTGAGGTTGTCTTCCATCTTCTTGCGGTTGTCGCCGAGTTTCTTGTCGAGTTTCTCAACAATGCCCGTCATCTCACCAACGACAGTGGTCATAATCTCGACCGCCTCATCCATAGTGATACCCTTGAGCATGGGAGCACCGTTCCAGCACTTCTGGTAGTCGATATCGTGGTTGTCGAGGATTTCGTACTTTTTGTTCAGAAGCAGGATGTAGAGGTTGACCTTGATAGTGTCGTCGTCCATGCGAGTGCAAGCCTCAACGGTAATCATACCGCGATTTGCGTTAGCACCCTTATGCTTGATGGTGCAGCCGTTGGTGCTGAGCCAAGCGTACTCGTACTCGCTCTCGGGGAACATCTTGGCCCAAATCTTCTTGAAAGCCTTTTGCTCGTCAGTGTCGTTCTTGAGGTCAATCTTCACGCCACGCTTGGGAGCCTTTTCCTTTTTAGCGGTTTCCTTCTTGGCAGCAGGCTTCTTCTCCTCTTTCTTAGCAGGAGCAGACTTCTTTGCGGGAGCAGCCTTTTTAGCAGGTTTTTCCTCTTCCTCCTCAGGCTCTTCTTCCTCCTCTTCCTCGGTTTCCTCTTCGGTCTCCTCGGCTTCCTCTTCTTCTGCCTCTTCGGTCTCTTCCTCCTCGGCTTCGTTAGCCAGCTCTTCGGCTTCCTCTTCCTCGGTGGTTTCGGTGTCCTCAACGAGCGACTCAGCGATATCGAGCAGAGTCTCAATCGACTCATCCTCCATGCCGTCAATGTCGTTGTCGGTCAGAATTTTGAGGAGTTTCTTGCGAGCGTCTTCCTCATTCTTAGCGTTAATTTTCATAGCGTTGAGACGCTTTACGATTTCTTTGCTCATAGGAGCGTTTGCATTTTTTTTAGCCATTTTTACAAAATTTTAATTGTTTTACTTTTTATTTTACTATTTTTGATTTTTCAATCTTCAACCGAATAAGTTTCATATTTTGTTCTTTGCCTTCTCAACTCATCACCGTACTTTTCAATCAGAAAGGCTTTTTGCTTCTCAACTACTTCCATTGCGTCTTTTTTAGCCTTGTTCTTGGTATTATAAACTTTGTTAAGAATATTTTTGTTATACCCTCTCAAAAACATACCAAAGACTAAACGCTCTTTGCCTTCGAGACCCTCAAGTAAATCTATTCCGTTCACCAAGAATACATTGCTTTCCGGAATAATCTGACTTGTTTCCTCGTAACCGTAATCGTAGTTAATGGAGTCTATACTTGTTTTGTAATTTTCACGGGCAATATACCTCATAAAATCATTAGCCTTATTGCTACAAGCGCATTCCAGATAATACTTAATAGGTACAGGACGAGCAGCCTGACCGCGACGATACTTTAACCACCGACGACCGTAGGCTTTAATTGATGTAAAAATCTTCAAGCGGAATTCCTGGAGTAAATCTTCATACTCATAAGACAGTTGCTCGTATGAAAAAATCTTACTCGCATACTTTTTTGCCAGATATTCATACTTTTCGTACGTGATTTCCGACTGTTTTTTACCGTTTTTCATTGTATTTACAATTTGTTTTACTATCTTTTTTACAATTTGTTAGCAGAATTTTTGTTCTATTTTTCCACTAACCTTTCATGGGTAAAATTACTAAGAATTTTTCAAACGGTAAAGAAAAATCTTCGTTTTACCCAAAAATTTTTTTTAGATGATGCGGCAAACCACATTCTTTGACACCCTATCATAGCGTTCAAATTTCTTAGAATATAGTATTAAAGTATCATCGGCGCACACCTCATCCAAAGTCCAGATTTCACCGTTATATTGAAAATCGTTACCAACGGTGTAGTAACGCTTCAAATCGGTTTCCGTCAACTCAAATTTAGGTTTACCGAGTTTATCAAACAGTTCATTGCGTATCTCATCCCACTTTTCAGTACTATTAAAGATACTCAACAAACGATTACGCTCGGCAATATCCTCAATCTTCTGTCGCTTGAAATCCATCACCCTCTGATAATACCGCTTATCCTTGGGATTGTAATATATCTTGCGACGAAAATCTGCTATCATGTACTCGCATTGAATAGCATGAAAGTATTGAGATATAGATAAATTACGTGTCTTATTCATTTTCTTTTTATTTTACCAATTACGTCAATATTAAAGTCACGAGGAGGACGACAATTAGCAAATACCTCTAACGCTTCTTCCTTCGTACACTCATCAATATCTTTTTTACCATTTGTAAAAGTTATAGTTGTAAGAAAATCCTGCTCAAGCAATAAACCATACTTTTTCATATCCTTAATAGCATCAAAATCATACAACAAAATTACATTCAAAATTCCCTTACGCTTTAACTTCTCAATTTGCTCATCGCTTATTTTTTTACCAAACGTACATACACATTTTATTTCATCACTACTCCAAAGGTCAAGATGCTTATCGGTACTAATTTTATCAAACACCCCCTCCACGAGAATTACCGTAGTAGTATGCTCTGTTATTTCATCATACCCAAAAAGTAATTGAGAAAATTTAGTACCTATACTGTTATTGTACCGCAATACGTCATCTGGAACATGCTTCGCTTCGTAACGCCCTATGAACCCACGTATCACTTTATCATCATATATTGGTATCAAAGCATAATTCTTATACTTATCCATCAACCGCGTTTCACCAATATTATAACGCACGCAATCGGCAGGAGTAATACCCCTGCCCTTGAGATAAGAATTACTATCCTTTGAAACTTTCCAGCCTAACGGCATACGAACCTTTGGTAAATCTTCCAATTCAACGCCAGAAGAACTTTCTTCCAAATATTGCTTAATACTTTGCAACGTCTCTTTATCTTCAATTGTTGCACCGCCAAGCAAATACGTTTTATCAAGATAACGTAGTAATTTTTGTATATTTCCACTCGCACCACATTTTTTACAATCCCACATTTGGGTGTACTTACTTATATAAAAGTGGTCTTCCTTACCACACAACGGACAAGTAGCAACATATTGTCCCTTTCGCGTTTCCTTATTCACTTTGAGAATTTCTCTCAAATCACTATCACTAATCTTCTTCATCTTCTAATGCCATTGTACGTTTACGGTCATAAAATCTGGCGTGTGAAAAGTTATTTGCTATCCGAATAGGTTTACCGTTTTTATAGTCACGCAGTTTATCGGTATTCAAACGCATTATTTCATCCAGTTGCTCATCACGCGTTTGATTCAACGTAACAAATATATCAGCAGGACGGATTTTACCCTTATCCTCGCTCAAATTAGCACGCGTAATTACAAACTCTGGGTCGTTCTTACACTCTTCCGGAATATTGCTACTTTGAGTTGCTGAATGAACAACGGAATTAAACTCCATTGCTAACATTTTCATTCCCTTGGAAAGTTTAGCCTGACGGAAACGCTCCTCACCAGGACTATAATTATGACCATCACCAGGCTCTAACAACTCCAAGTAGTCAAAAATGATACAACCTATATGACCATATTTCTTTTCAATTTCCTTCAACTTACGTCGTGCATCAACCAACGTCATAGCGTTGAACTCCTCTTCCGAAAAAACAAATATATCATTACGCTTCAAACGTTCAATAACTTTCTTGGTAACGGCTAACTTTTTCTCCGAAATATTGCCCATCTTAATATCCTGATACAACGTACCAGTCCAAGCGGCATCATAACGATTCAAACATTGTTCCTTTGTACCCTCTAACTGAAAGTGTGCTACAATCTCACCCTGACGAGCAGCCGTTATACCGCAATGAACAAGAACCTGCGACTTACCAGCACCGCTATCTCCTAACCAAAGAACGTATTCTCCAGTCTCCGGACCACCGTTCTCTCCTCCTAAACGATAATCAAGTTCATCAATTCCTGTCGCTATCTTGTAACGCTTATTCCAATCCTCCGAACGACGACGTGCTTGACGCATATAGAAATCACCAAAAACAGTTTCGCATTCAGCGTCATGAATAGAAAACTTACCAAACTCGTCAGCGTACTTAACAAAATATTCCCACGCTTGTTCTTTCTTTCCTTGATTATAAGCATCGGTAATTTTATCATTAGCATCTAAGAACTTCATTTTTTTAATGAAGTTTTCAAAGGTGTCAATAATTTCTTTATCATCACCCTCATCAATTTCCACTTCCTTTATATCAAGAACAAGTTCAAGAACCTTTTCATCATCAGAAAACTGTTGTTGTATCTGACCAATAGTAGGTATCTTTCCTGTTAAATCATACCGCCTTGAAAGCCATTGCCAGAGTTTCTTTTCCGGCTCTACCTGAAGATATTGAAACTTCAAATATTGTTTTACAATATCAAAGATAGTTTGTTTATGTAACGCTAACGCAAACAGTTCTGTTATATAATTTGAGTTTAATTTATCACTCGCCATATCCTCTTAATTTATAAATAGCAGGATAACTTTCCTGCAACATTGTTTTACATTCATTCTTAAATACACAAGCCGCACAATAACTACTCTTATGATAATATAAGGTTGTATTCGCACGGCACCAAAGTAATCCCCTTTTATCACCATAGAATTCAGCCTTGTATTTTTCTTCGGTTTTCCGTACCACTAAAAATACCGCACTGCGTTCCTTCGATAAATGATTGCTCGCGACGTTTACCCTACTCTTCAATCCCTTTCGTACTATGAACGCATTAGTACCAGCGGAATTACTTTTCCATCTTGCTACTGCTGGTTTTCCGAAACACCAACTCACTCTGATGCTATGAGTATAATCTTTTTCACTACCATCATTAAACCAACTCTGAAACTGATATAAAAGAAAATCGCGTACAAAGGTTTCACCTGCCGACGGATATTCCTGAAGGAAAGTTTCAAACGCTCGTTCATCAGCATCATTACAACGATAGTCGCAAGTATTCTTTGCGACCTTACGCAGCAATTCAATAAACAAATCAACCGCGTACCTAAATAACCGTCTTTGTTTACGAGTTAGCATTTACGGAACCACTTTTCTATCCATCGTTCTAAAACTTTGAGACAATCCTTTGCCGACGTATCAAGTATTCCTACTCGCTTATCTCCTATGCTATCAACGTAGGTATCTAAACGAGCCTCACTATGCTCGCTGAAATACATATCGCAAAGGTCAAGAAAATCTATCACCAAAGAACGTTCCTTGCTTGAAGTTGCTCCCAATACACGACCTTTCTTTTGTATAGTATTAGCAGACTCTAAACCGCCATCGGCGTTGATAATAACCTCCACCTCTGGCAATGTAA